ATGTCTATCAGAGGCGTATGGATTTTTAAAAGGTCCAATCGATATGTTGACATTATATGAAAATAAATATAAACAAGAAGTACAGAAGTTTGCTAACGAGCAAGTTGGTAGAAGACGAAGAGATGACTATACTGATGGCACTGTTCGTATTCCAGTAACTTCAGCAAACCCGTAGGAGATTAAATTATGGCAATAACATCTGCAGTTTGTACAAGTTTTAAAGTAGAACTTTTAAAAGGAGTTCACAATTTTACAGCTACAACTGGAAACACTTTTAAAATAGCACTATACACAAGTGATGCAACTTTAGGAGCTTCAACTACAGCTTATTCAGATACAAACGAAATTACAAACTCATCAGGTAGCGCTTACACTGCAGCCGGTGCAACTTTAACAAGTGTTACACCAACAAGTTCTGGTACAACAGCGCTTTGTGATTTTGCTGATGTTAGTTATACTTCCGCATCTTTTACTGCAAATGGTGCATTAATTTACAATGACTCAGCATCAGGTGATCCTGCTGTTTGTGCTATTGCATTTGGTGCAGATAAAACAGTAACAAGTGGAACTTTTACAATTCAATTTCCAACAGCAGACGCAACAAACGCGATCATAAGACTAGCATAAGGAGGCCTTCCTTATGGCATCAACCTGGGGCAATAATACTTGGGGCGCCAATACATGGCAATCTGATGAAATAGTTGTATCTATTACTTCACCTGGAACAATATCAGCATTAGGAACACCACAATCATTTAACGTTGAAGGTTGGGGTAGACAACAATGGGGTAATTCAGGATGGGGTGTTGAGTATTCTGTTGAGCCAACTGGACAAGCAATTACTTCTGCAGTTGGAACTCTTACAGCTGAGACTGTAGAAATAATAGAAATTTCAACTTTACCTACAATAAATGTTGATGCAACTTTTCCAACTGTTGTTAACACTACATCTGTAACTGTATCAGGTTTTGAAATTACTTCTGCTATAGGAACAGTAGATGCATTCAATGCTGCTGGTTGGGGAAGACAGGCTTGGGGTAATTCAGGATGGGGAGTTTCATACGCCGTTGAAGTAGGAGGAGTATCTATTACTTCAAATGTTGGTTCAGTAGTAGCTGGTGATACTCAAATTGTAGAAATAAACGGATTGTCAGCAACTGTTTCTGTTGGTGAAATAGTTCCTGCTGATGTTATAGGAATTTCTACAGCAGGAGTAATTACCTCTGCAGTTGGTGATCTTTCTAACTCTGGAACTTTAGTTGGTTGGGGTAGAAATGGTTGGGGTGAAGAACCTTGGGATGCTTCTTTTAATTCACTTGTTCAAGTAACAGGCGTTCAATCAGAATTTAGTGTTGGTTCAATAACACCAGCTGATGTTATGGGACTTACTGGAGTTTCAGCAACAGGAAGTGTTGGATCTATTACACCTGCAGACGTAATGGGATTAACAGGAGTCGAATCAACTCTCGATGTTGGAACTTTATCAATTGTTGAAGGAATAACTTTAAGTGGTCAATCAGCAACTGCAAGTGTAGGTTCCGTTACCGTAGCTGATCAAGCAGTTGGTTTAACAGGTCAATTAGCAACTGCAAGTGTAGGTGAGCCTACAATAACATCAAACCCAGTTATAATACCGACAGGTGTTTCTGCAACAGCTTCAGTTGGCTCAATAACACCAGCTGATGTAATGGGTATTTCTGGTGTTTCTGCAACCTCCTCTGTTGGATCAACAACAGTTGCAGATCTAGTATTAGGTCTTACAGGAGTTTCAGCTACAGCTTCATTAGGTTTAATTACAGTAATACCTATTTATAGTAACGTTGACACTGGTTCAAATTCATCATATAGTGCACCGTCAACAGGATCAAATAGTAGTTTTTCTGATGTAAGCACTGGTTCAAATACGACACCAGCTTCAGTTTCAACAGGATCAAATAGTACTATTTCTAATGTTGCAACTGGTTCAAATACAAGTTATAATGAAGTTGCATAGGAGATAAAATTTATGGCATCAACATACACACCTCTTGGTATAGAAAAACAAGCAACCGGTGAAAACGCTGGTACATGGGGAACAAAAACTAATACTAACTTAGAAATTGTAGAGCAAGCAATTGGTGGAACAGCTTCTCAAGCTGTGTCTGATTCTGGAGATACTACTTTATCTGTTTCAGATGGATCAACTGGTGCAACTCTTGCACACAGAGTTATAGAATTTACTGGATCATTAACTGCATCTAGAAATGTTACAATACCTTTGGATGTTCAACAACTTTATCTTTTAAAAAATGGAACTTCTGGTTCACAAAACGTAGTATTTAAATATGTTTCTGGATCAGGGACTTCTGCTACTATTTCAAATGGTAAAACTATTTTAGCATATGCAAAAGCAGATGATGGTACAAATCCAAACATTGTATCAGTAGAATTTGGTGGAGATGTTGTAGATGATACTTCACCACAATTAGGTGGTGATTTAGATGTTAATGGAAATGATATTGTATCTACTTCAAATGCAGATATTGATATAATTCCAAATGGAACAGGAGATGTAAATTTAGGTGCAGATACAGTTCAACTTGGAGATAACAACGCTGATGCTACATTAACAACTCAAGGAACTGGAGATTTAATTTTAAACACAAATAATGGTACAAATGCAGGTACAGTCACACTTGCAGATGGTGCAAATGGAGACATGACTTTAGCTCCAAATGGCACTGGTAGAGTAAAAATAACTAACGCAACATCAAGCTCAACACAAATCGCAACTACTGATGGAAAAGGTATTGTCTTATCCATGGTTTTCGGGTATTAATATAAAAGGAGAATAAAAAATGGCAACACCGAATCTTGTAAATATAGCAACGATCACACCTAAAAACGCTATGGGTAGTTTATCTGATACAAACAGAACTACTATGATAGACGTTCCTGCAGAAACTGCAGTGAGAATTGACACAATATTAATCGCAAACATTGATGGTACTAACGCTGCTGATGCAACAGTAGAAATTAGTAATGACAATGGTTCAACTTATTATAAAATCGCAAGCACAATTTCTGTGCCTGCAGATTCAACATTAGATTTAATTAGTAGACCAATCTACTTAGATGAAACAGATTTAATAGCTATAACAGCTGGTGCTGCTAACGATTTAGCTTTTCACGTTTCTTATGTAGAAATGGTAGATTAATTTTAAGGAGGAAAGATAATTTATGCCAAGAATAATTAAACCTGCACCAGGGACTTTTACAGCAGCAACTGTAACAGTTGATTCATCTGGAAGAGTTATTGCTGCTTCTTCAGGAGCCGGAGGAGAAAAAAACATGCTTCCAGCTTACGCTGATGTAGCTACACCTAATGGTGCTAATGGAACTTACACTGCAAACTCAAGTGCAACACAGATTTTTGTTTATCTTCGTGGAGCAGGAGGCGGCGGAGGTGGTTCGGCAGCATCGCCAGGAAGAACTGGCGGCTATGGTGGTTTTGGAATTTGGTCTGTGCCAGTAAGTGCCCCTTACGCTGTTCCATATGCTTTAGGATCAGGCGGAACTGCAGGTGGAGGTAATAACACTAACGTTGCCGGAAATCCGGGTGGCGCAGGAAATGCTAGCTCTTGGAATACAAATACCGCTATCGCAAATGGTGGAGGAGGTGGTACATATAATGGTGGTCCATCTGGAGGAACAGGAACTGCTGGGACTGCCCCAGGTTCACAACAAGATCTTACAAACCCTAATTCAACGCCCTCATCATCAGCTTTTATTTATGAACAAGTTCCACCTTTAATTACTTTTGCAACTGGTTTTGTACCGAATACAGATACTAATTATATAGCAAGAACTAAAACTGCCGGAAGAGGTGGTAATGGTGGTGTAACACCAACAGGAAATGTTAGAAATGGACATGTTGGAATGGGAGGAGCCGTATTTGTATACGAGAATTTAGGACAATAATATGGCAAAATTTATTTTTACTTCACATGTTGAAAAAGCTAATCTGTCAAGAGCTGGATTAGATGCAGATATTAATCTTACAGTTCCTGATTTAAGTCTATATGTTGTAAAAGATGTAGCAGATGAAGATTATGAATCTGTTTTATCTGGTACAAAAGTATTTAATATTTCTGGTGAAGAAATTACATTTACTGATCAAGTAACAAATTTAGCTGGTGAAACAGTTTTACCCATTAATGATTCAAGTGCATTAGTTGAAAAAGAAGATTTTAAAGGAAAAGTAGAATTTTGGATAACTAATCTACAAAATAAAATAGATTATTTACCTGCTGGTCATTCTAAATTAAATAGAGCAAATGAAACAATTGATTTTTTAAAAGCAATTGATTTTGATAGTCTTTCTTACCCTGTCGCAGACGTAGATAAATATTTAAACGATAATAATAAGTATATAAACTACGCAGTTCTTTAATTGACTTTTTTATAATTTTTATATATAAACATTTTTATAAAGGTATAAAATGTTTAGTAGTAAAATCATAGAGTTTCAACACTCAAAAAATGCATCAAAAATTTTAAATGATGTTCTTCCAGAACCTGCATCTAAATTAGTTCCTGATTGGTATAAGAAACTTAAACATTCTATAAAATTAAAAACTGTAAAAGGATGTATTCCTTTTTTAGATACTTTAACATCAGGTTATATTTTAAAAATGCCTCAAGATTTTTTAGTAAACCATAATTTTTATGACGAAAGAATTAAAGACTTTGATTCTTATTTTAAATTTTCTTATGGAGCTGTTGCTGATTATGTTGTGCAAAAAGATTTAAATTTAAACACTAATAATAAAGAAATTCATCCTACTGAGCAATTAGGAAATGAATGTCCTTTTCATAAAAAAAATAAAAATCTACCTTATTATAAAATTTTAAATCCTTTTATTATAAAAACTCCTCCGGGGTACTCTTGTTTATTTGTACCGCCCTTAAATAATACCGACGATAGATTTAGTATTATTCCAGGAATTGTAGACACAGATTCTTTTCCTAAAGAAGTTAATTTTCCAATAATTATTAATGGAGATAAATATCCAAATTTATCAACAACAATAGAAAGAGGAACACCTTATGTTCAAGTAATACCTTTTAAAAGAGATAATTGGAAAATGAAAATTACATCTTATAAAGATCCTAAAATAGAAGAATCTTTTTTAGTAAATAAATCATTAATAAATAATTATAGAAAATATTTTTGGAAGAGAAAAAAATGGATATAAAAAAATACATAAAAGTATTTGATAATTGTTGTAAATTAGAACAAGTAGGTAATTTTTTAAAATTTATAAACAATAAAGTATCTTTTGACGATGCAACAATTATTGGTAATGGAAATAAACCTGTTCTTAATAAAAGTGTTAGAAATACAAATATTTGGACTCCATCAGATAAAAATTTAAGTGATATTCATTGGTTAAATTTTTATACAGCTTTGTTTAAAAGTCATTGGCAAAGATATGAGCAAGAGTTAAATATAAATACTTGTTCATCAGGAATGAACAGACTCTCAGTTCTTAGATATCAAGAAGGAGGTTTTTATAATACTCATACAGATTATCATCTTAAAGAACCTAGAAATTTAAGTATAATATTTTTTTTAAATGACGATTATCAAGGAGGCAGTCTTTCTTTTAAAGATCCTGGTAATTACAAAAAAACTATTTTAGAAATAAAACCTAAATCAGCTAGAATGGTTATGTGGCCATCAAACTTTTTGTACCCACATCAAGTAACAAAGATATTAAAAGGAGTGAGATATACAATTGTAGCATGGATACGTTAAAAAACTTTACTTACAAAACAATACCAAATTTTTTAAATAAATCAGAAATTAAATTGGTTAAAGATTATTGTATTCTTGGACATAAAAATAATAAACATAGTTTTGATACTGTACAAAATGATAACGGAGATACTTACTTTTATAAAGATCCTTTAATAGAGTGTTTATTAATTAATAAAAAACATTTATTAGAAAAAACAGTTGGAATTGATTTAAATGAAACTTATTCTTTTTGGAGATGTTATACATGGGGGGCAAAATTAAAAG